GTACCTTCACCACCACCAACGGCAGTGCCACGGTAGTTGTCAATGACGCGGCCCACGGAGCAATACAGGGCGACTTTGTCACGTTTAGCAGCGTGACAGGCAATCCTGGAGGCATTACCAATGCCAGCCTTACAAACGAGTTTGAAATTCAGGAGGTATTGAGCAGTGGCACGTACACCATCCTCTCCCCGACCCAAGCGACCTCAACGGCAGCAGCGGCCGGATCGGCCACAGCGGCCTACCAGATCAACGTCGGAAGTGACATCAGCTTCGTAGACTTTGGCTGGGGCACTGGCACTTGGGGCTTGAGCACGTGGGGCACGCCACGGCCAGCGTCTTCAGGTTTGTCGTTGCTCGCCAGGGTTTGGCAGTTTGACAACTTTGGCCAGCTTCTTATTTTGCAGCAGGTTGATGGAGGCATCTACCAGTGGGACCCCACCTCGGGCATTGGAACACGGGCCACGGCCATTGCAGGCGCGCCTACCAAGTCCAAATATGCGCTGGTATCTACTCCTGATAGGCATCTGGTGTGCTTTGGCACGGAGTCCACGCTGGGTGATCCAACGAGCCAGGACCCAATGTTCGTGCGCTTTTCTTCGCAAGAGAACATCAATGACTTTGTGGCTACTGCGACCAACACGGCCGGCGGACAACGGCTCACGGACGGCAACGAGATCATCTCAGCAATCCGCTCACGTGGCCAAATTCTGATTTGGACAGACACGTCCATCCATGGCCAGCAGTACCTTGGACCACCCTACACCTTTGGCTTTCAACAGCTGGGTGCCAACTGCGGCATCATTGCGCCTCACGCGTCTGCTGACGTGAACGGCGTAGCGTATTGGATGAGCAAGGACGCGTTCTTCGTGTTTGACGGTACGGTCAAAAAGATTCCTTGCACGGTGCAGGACTACGTTTTTGAAGACTTGAACATTGCACAAGCCACTTCTGTGAACGTGGGTATCAATACCCAGTTCAACGAGGTGACATGGTTCTACCCGTCCCTTAGCAGTGACTACGTCAACCGTTTTGTGACGTACAACTACATGGAAAACGTCTGGTCAGTGGGCAGCATGCCCCGCACGGCTTGGACCGACATTGGCACGTTTGAAAAGCCCTTGGCCACGGAGTATGACCCGCTGGACAATGAGGCCACCATTACCACAATTTATGGTCTCACAGCAGGCCGCAGCCACTTGTACAACCAGGAAGATGGTTTGAACGCCAACGGAGTGGCAATTGACGCTTACATCTATTCGGGTTACTTTGACATCGGCGACGGTGATCAAATGCTGCTGATGCAGAAGTTCATTCCTGACTTTAAGCGCCAAGAAGGAAACATTACTGTGGCTCTTCGCTTGCGCCCTTACCCACAAGCCACTGCAGTACCAAGTTCCTTGGACCCTTATGTGATCACGCCGACTACGCAGTTTGTCAGCACACGCGCGCGAGGCCGTCAAATTCAATTGCGTATTGAGAGTGACGAGCTGGGTAGCTTCTGGCGCTTTGGCACGATGCGCGTTGACGTTCAAGGGGATGGCCTGCGATGAGCAAGATCAACAACGTCCGCCTGCCCAACGCGAGCACTGGCGGGTACGACCCACAGCAGTTCAACCAATTGGTGCGTTCGCTTGAGCAGATTATTTTGCAACTCAACAACACCTACACACCTATTGTCACGGAGGACAAGGATCAAGCGCAAGCCTGGTTCTTTGGAAAATAATGGGAAACGCATACAAACGCTATGACGAGACACTGGTAGCAGCCACGCCAAAAGTCGTTTTGACAGTCCCAGAAGCCACCGCAGCCATTGTCAAGTCGATTTGGGTGGCCAACAACGCAGGGTCCTCAAGCAACATGGTTGTGACCTATGCTCCGGCAGGGGTAGGAACGCATTACCTGGTGCCTACGGCTGCACTGGCATCAAAGGCGTTTGTGGACTACATGAACAGCGGAGGCCCGCTGGTACTTGAAGCAGGAGACGTATTAAGTGTCACGTCATCTCAAAGCGATGTTTACGTCGTTGTAAGCGCGCTTTTAGTGGACAGAAGTTGAGAATCTAATGGATAATATTGCCATTAACGCGTCCTTTCCCGGCGCGCGGCCCGTGAGGCCTTTGGCAAAAACTGGAAAGGACTATCATGGCAACTGAAGGAATCATGGCCTTGCCTCAAGGCATGGGCATGCAGGGCGAACAAGCCCAACAAGAACAACCGACCGTCACGAGCGCTGACTCCTACGACGCCGCGATGACCGCCCTTGGCATGGTCAATCCAGGCGAAGAAGTCGCGCTAAAAGAGGCCATTCGCCAAAATATCGGTGACCTTCAGCTTACGCCTGCGCAGCTTGACGTGCTTATCCAGGTTTTTGAATATGTCAGCCAGAACCCTGGTGACTACAAAAACCTTTTGCAGAAAATGATTGAAGCAGATGCCCTTGATGAAGGGGACATGCCTCCAGAGTACGACCCTGAATTTATTGGCGCGATGCTCGCGGTGCTGCAAGAGATGCGGCAGATGCAGGGCGCTGGCGCTCAAGAACCCATGGACTTGTCTCCTGTTGTTCAAGGTCTGCAGCCCATGGGCATGGCCTCTGGCGGCTTGGCAGATGTGGGTCAATACCTTGCGGCCAAAGGCCGTGGCGGCGACAGCATCTTGGCACACATTACCCCTGAAGAAGCTGAGATGCTTAAGCGTCGCGGTGGTTCAGGCACGATTAACCCTGCTACGGGTTTACCCGAATTTAAGGGTGGACCTCTTGGAGGCGTCGTTAAGGCTGTCAAAGGCGTCGTCAAAGGTGTTGTGAACGTCGTCAAAGACGTGCTCAAGAGCCCTGTTGGGCGTGTCTTGGGCACTATTGCGTTGGCCGCTGTCCTCGGACCAGCAGGCGTGGGCCTTTCCATGGGCACTGCAGCAGGTCTTGCGGGCGCAGGAACAACGCTCATGGCCGGCGGATCAATCAAGGAAGCCTTGATTTCTGGCGCAATGGGCTACATTGGCGGTGGCGGTACGATCATGGGCGCAAGTCCTGTGTCAGCCGTCGGCAGTATTTTGCCTGGTGCGGCCGGCAGTGCATTGAACACAGGCCTATCAACAGGCTTGATCGGCGCGGGTATCGGCAAGATCAGCGGCATGAGCACACAAGACGCATTGCGGATGGGCTTGATGTCTGGGGCATCGGCAGCTGCGCTGCAAGGCCTTAAGAACAACACAGGCTTTATGAGTGAGCCCGTATCGCTTGAACCTGGCGCTCAACCTCCTGCCGCCCCGTTGCCTGGTGAACCGGGTAGCAATGTTTTAATTGGTGGAAAGCCTGATATTACTGCTATTGAAGCAACAGGGCCCGCAGGTACGACAGGTACGACAGGTACTGCACAGGACCTGTTGGCACGTGGCAATGCTGGCTCTGGCTTGAAGATGCCTCCAATGGGGCCGTCAATGGCTTATGACCCGACCACTGGTAACTTTAAGGCGAACTACAGCTTGTACAACGCTCCTGCCTCAGGCCCAGTACCTGGAATGGACGGGGCAGTAGGCTCTGGCTTGCGCATGCCTACTTCTCCGATGACAGGCGTTCCTGGCATGGGCGATGCCACAGGATCAGGCCTTCGTGCAAATACCAACTTTACTAGCGCAGACATTGCAAGGGGTGCTGGCGGAACGGGTTCGGCTACTAACTACAGCTTGAGTCCAGTGCCTACCTCCACTGCAGCTGCAGCACCAGCAGGCTTTATCGACAAGATGGTCCAGGGCGGCAAGAACTTGTACAACGAGTACCTATCGCCTAGCCGTCCCGGCCTGCCGTCTGACGCTGGCATTTTGCAAAAGTACGGCCCACTAGCACTGGCAGGAACTGCCGCCATAGCAGCCACTGGGGGCATGCAAGGCGAGCCTGCTAATCAGAACCCTGCGTTTAATCGCAATTACACCGGTGAAGACTACATGCGGGACAACCCTGACAAGTTTAAGGGTGGTCTTAGCCGCTACACCAAGCCCACGACACCGGACAATCCCATTGTTCCTACACCTTCGTATGGCTCAATTCCCATTGGTCCGCCCAGCACCGTTGTTCCTATGGGCATAACCAATAGCCCTGGTAATGTTGCACAACCTTACAACGTGGCAGGCTTATACGGTATACCTCTTGTCTACGGTCCTGACGGACAGCCTCGTCGCATGGCTAAGGGCGGTGACGCCACAATGACGCATTTCCCACGCAAGACGGGCCCTATCAACGGCCCTGGTACAGGGACTTCGGATGATATTCCCGCAATGCTGTCAGACGGTGAATTTGTGTTTACGGCTAAGGCCGTGCGCAACGCCGGAGGCGGCAGTCGTCGCAAGGGCGCGGCCCGCATGTACAAGTTAATGAAGAAGCTCGAAGGCGGAGCCGTTAAGGGGAAATAAATGGCAGAAGAAACAATCACCCAACAGATAGTCCGGGAAGACCCGAGGATTGAGGCATATAAGCTCAAGCTACTGGAGGAAGCCCAAAAACTAGCCTTTAACCAGGGCGGTGGACAACCGCTTGCCGAGCAACTTCCTAACTATCAGGTAGCAGGCTTTTCGGACGCTCAAAAAGCTGCTATTCGGGCAGCTGAAACGCAGGGTGTTGGGGCTTTCACGCCTTACATGAACGCCGCCAACCAGGCATTGGGAGGAGCGTACAACACTACCGCTGAAGCCGCTGACGTCTTACGCGGCGCTGACACTCGCAATCAGTTTACTGATGCTCAAAGGGCCATGGGCCAAGCAGGTGCAGCCACGGGCAACATCACTTCGGGCATTGGTCAAATCAATCAAGGCTTGGGTTATCTTGACCTGGCCGCGCAGCGCGCGGCAGCATCCGACACCACTGGTCAGTTTGGCGCGGCGCGTCAAGACATAGGCACGGGCCTCGGAGCGCTGGCCACGGCCCAAAACATGGCAGCCTTGTCTAGCCAAGCGGACTTGCGTCCTGCAACGGCCGCGATTGGTCAAGGTATTGGTGGATTGACACAAGCCCAGCAATTG